GTAAATTTTCCTCAAATTGATATTAATTTACCTAAAAGACAGCCAAAAAACCAAGAGGTTTGTACGCCTAATAGTAAAAGCTTAAGCTGCGTAGGTGGAGGATCTTCTGACAATAGCTTATTAAAAACAGGCAAGGGTAGCAAGGGTTTACAAGCTAAAGGTTTTGAAAAATCTAATGTTAGCAATAAAAAAGCCACAAGAAAAGTTACAAGCAAGAAGTTTGTAGGTTTTGACCAGTTAGGAAGAAATATTAAAACAAAAGTAAAGAAAGCTTCAGGTGGAATTAAGACCAAATTAATGGGAAGTGGGTTAGCGTAATGGAAAAGAAAACATTTAAAGAAACAAAGATTGGCGCTTTTCTATCAAGCAAAGCTCCTAAGGTATTGCAAGCTCTTGGAGACGTACTGCCTAATCAAGGAACACTTGGCGTGGTAAAAAATCTTATATCAAGTGATAATAAGATTAAAGCTGTTGACAAAGAGCAAGCTATGAAACTTATAGAGCAAGATATAGCTGAAATGAAAGAAGTATCTAGCAGGTGGAGAGCCGACATGAAGTCTGACTCTTGGTTAAGTAAAAATACTAGACCACTAGCTTTAGTATTCTTAACTGGATCAGCTGTATTTATGATGGCTGTAGATTCTTTTCATTTGCAGTTCGATGTAGACGATGCTTGGATAAACTTATTAAAAACATTACTGGTAACAGTTTATGTAGCTTACTTTGGATCAAGAGGCGCAGAAAAAATAACAAAAATAAATAAATAAAAATGGCAGCAGGAACAACAAAAATAGATATAGCTGGCTTAGAAGGTAATGAAGCAGCTCAACCAAGAGTATTTGCTCATGCAGCTAATGCTATAACACTACCGGCATCAGCGGCTGATGCTTTTGTATATACATACCCAACACCTCCAGCAGACACAGCAGTTGTCATGTCAAGAGGAGCTTGTATATATGTTGGTGGCGCAGGAGATATTGACGTAGAACTAGAAAGCGGCGATAGAGTAATATTTAAAGGTGTTACAGCTGGATCTTTTTTACCTATATTAGCTACTAAAATATACGGTTATAATAGCGTACCAGCACAAACAACTACAGCAACTGATATAATAGCTTTATTTTAAAGTATGAAGATGGGAATGGGGATGCCAATCCCCGATTTATCTAATTTACCTGGGTCATCAAGACCTGGAGGCGGAGGAACACCCGTGCCACCACTACCTAGCTTACCTAAAATAGACAACTTATATTCTTTTAAGTTCGATGGAGTAAAAAGTATGTTCCAAACAGATAGTATAACATTAGGAATTAATTTTACTTTTTCTTTATGGATAAAAGCTAATAGTTTTCCAGTTAACCCTACTCCTTTAGGGTCTAAAAACTATTTTGGCCCTGGATTTAATGGTAATTTTATAATTAGATTTAGGTCAGATCAGTTTTTATTTGCAAGTTACAATAGTAATAATACTAGCACTCAAGAACTTGTATCTACTAACAGCCCTTCTATTACTACTGGTCAATGGTATCATATTGCATTTACTAACGATGGGTCTACAGCTATATTTTATCTTAATGGATCACCATTACCTACAACAGGAGTAAATACTAAGCCGCTAGTTGATTTAACTAATGGTTTACTTATAGGGGATGGAGATCAACGCCCAGTTGGTAATGATCCATGGGACGGTTATTTAGACGAGATAGGGGTGTTTAATACAGCTTTAACACAAGAACAAATTGAAAGTATTTATAACGCTACAACTACAGGTAAAACAGCAGATCTAAGCTCTTTATCACCTGTGGCTTGGTATAGAATGGGAGATTAATTATGGCAACAAATTATATAGCACCAACCTGGAGAATGCCAGAGAATAGCAACCAAAGTAAGTTTAGTAATTACAACTTAGAATTTGATAGTAGTAGCCAAGGTATAAATATTGGTAGTAATTTTCCTTATCCAAGTGTAGTTCCAGACCCTTGGTCACTTTCTTTTTGGATTAAACCTAATGAAATAACATCAACCGGAATGATTTTTAGCACTTACGATATGGCTGGTTTAAGAGGAATCTATGTTAATTTAAGAAACGTTGGTACTGGCGCTAGCAACGCTTTGAGATTTCAATGCCTTTTAAGAGGTGGAACTACTGGTTACTCGTCTGTTGTTACTTCAAATCCATTAATTGTAAACGAGTGGCAACACGTTGTTGTAGTCTATAATGGAAATTATGCTGCTACTTTGAGAGGGTTCACTGTTTATATTAATGGTTCTCCTGTTTCTATATACCGTGTCGGTAGTGTTTCAGCAAATGCTTCAGTTATAACTACTGTTGATAAATATATAGGTCAAAGAGAAGATAATAGTGGTTATTTAACAAACTGTGGGTTAGCTCAATTAGCATTTTTTGATTATGAGCTTTCAGAAGAACAAGTCGACTATTTATACAACTTGAACAACCCAATGGCTATTACAGGTAAAAAACCTACAGCTTATTACCCTCTTGGAGATAACTCTAATCCTAGGGCTTTAGCAGGTTACCCTAATCTTGCTGTTCAAGGTAGTGTTTTTGATTTTGACTCGTCAAGCGTAAATAGCCAAGCTATAAATTTAGGAACAAATACACTTTCATTTACACAAAATTTAACTATTTCTTTTTGGATTAAAACTTCACAAACTGTTACAAATTCTTTAACTACTAAAGATAATAACCAATTCACTGGCGGTAGGTGCTGGGCGGTATACTTCAACCAATCTTTGCCTGGAAAAATACAATTTTGGACAACTAGCACTGGAAGTACTTCTAACATTAAAGTAATATCAAGCAACGCTACAGTAAATGACAATAAATGGCACCATGTTGTTTGTGTAAATAATTACACAAATTCAACTAAACAAATTTATATAGATGGTGTTTTAGACAAAACAAATAATGATGGCGCTGCTATCTTTAACAGCGCTGCAATGGTTCAAATAGGTAATAGAGCTACAAACCCTCGTTTCCCATATGACGGCCAAATGTCAAATTTAGCTTTTTGGGATACAGCTTTTACCCTTCCACAAGTAGAAGAAGCTTACAACAATGGTGCGCCTGGAGATATATCTTCATTAAACCCTGTAGCTTGGTATAAACTAAACGCTGCTGACACTTTTAACGGTTCTAACTGGACAATAAAAGATTACGGCTCTGGTAGCAACGATGGAACAAGCGTTGATATGAATTCAGCAAATTTAGTTCAAAGCAATTTAGATAGCACAACTCCATATAGTAAGTATAGTGTTTATTTTGACGGAGGAACAGAATTTATGAGAACACCAACAAGTTATGGGAGTTATTTTAGCGGAGCTACTAGTTGTAGTGTTTCAGTTTGGGTTAAGTTAGATAATACAGCAATACGAAATCCTGTTCTTAGTTGTTGGGGTAGTAGTAATGGTAATAAATCATACTTGGTAAGATATTATAATGACTCTAGAAGATTTCAATTTTATCTTTGGGGACCAGTAGGTGCTGGTGATTCTAGATTTGGATTAGCAAATGCAGGAATAAATATTTCTGCTAATAGATGGTATCATATAGTTGGAACTTGGGATGGTACGACAATAAAAATATACCAAGACGGAGTATTTGCAGGCTCTGAAAGTGCTCCTGGAGGAGCTTTGCAAACTGTTAATCAACAAAATTGGACAGGCAAATATTTATCCAATTCAAATATTATGCAAGGTCATGTATCTAATCAGGCTTTTTGGAAAAACACAGTGTTGACACAAGGTGAAATAACAGAGATTTATAATACAGGAGTTCCAACAGATTTAAATAATTTTTCTGGAACTGCTCCTAATGTTTGGTATCCAATGGATGAAAAATCAACTTATTTTCCTGGTGCAAATCACCCAACTGATTTGTATATTAGAGATGTTATGAGTGATAAATATTCAGCAGGTTTAAATATGGATACATCAAACTTTGTAGGTAATGCCCCTGGAAGTAGTGCTAATGGAACTGGAAATAATTTAGACATAAGTAATTTAAAAGGCGATATGAGTGATAGTACTAAAAACTCATATAGCATTAATATGGCTGATTATGGAGATCCAAACAACCAAGGACTAACTCCAGCTAATTCAGGTAGAACAACAGACGTACCTGGTTAATTTTTTTAAAAAAAAAGTAAAATGACAACATATATAGTGATAGATATAGATACGCAGACTAAGTTAATTGACTTTAGTCAGATAAATACAACTAGCGCTCAAACTATGAGAAGAAATCTAGCAAACACAGAGGCTATACTATCTTATCAAGTTACTCCTAGTTTTATTACTAATGGTACAGTTGTACCTATAGCTACTTTAAACCATGATGAAGCTTTAGCTTTATTAAGTACTGCAGCTTGGACCGACCCTAACGTAGGTCCTTAAATTAAAATACAATTAAATTAAATCAAATGGAAAATAAAATAACTAAAGAAGAGCTTGAAAAAGCTAAAACACAACAAGAAGATCTTCAAAAAGTAATATTAGATATAGGTGTTATTGAAACTAAAAAACACGCAATGCTACATCAAATAGCAGATATAAATACTGAGATTGAAGAACTTAAAAAAGTATTAGAAGAAAAATACGGCCACGTTAATATAAATCTTGAAGACGGCACTTACACACCTGTAGAAAATGAAGAAGATAAGAAAGATTAGTATAGGTGCTGATTACAAAAACGAAGCCATGCATTATTCAATTGGACAAGAAGTATATGGTAGACATATAATTAATGATATAATATTTGAAGGTCAAGATGGATCTTATAATATATACATAATAAAAAACGATGAAGTACTTCCTTGGAAAAAGTTTAATTCTAATATGGCTATTTCAGTTGAGTATGACTTAAGTTATTAATGAAAAGTTTATATAATTTTATTATTAAGCCGTTTAATAAAAGGTATGATAATACAAAGAAGATCAATGATAAAACCTTCATTGTTAACACTAGTATTGAAGATCACAAGTTTATTAGTAAAAAAGCTGTTGTTGTTTCTACGCCTTCAGCTTATAAAACTAAAATAAATATAGGAGATGAACTTTATGTTCATCACAATATATTTAGAAGATGGTATGATCAAAAAGGTAACGAAAGAAACAGCTCGACTTATTTTAAAGATGATTTGTATTTTGTTTCACCAGGACAGATTTATATGTATAATCTAAAAACACATTTAGATTATTGTTTTGTAAAACCCTTAAAAAACCAAAGCTTTTTAGAGAACAGAAAAGAACAACCTAATATTGGTATAGTAAAATATTCTAATAGTTCCTTAGAAGCGCTAGGAATAACACCTGGAACACTTATTACGTTTACACCTAACTCTGAGTTTGAGTTTATTATAGAAGGTGAACGACTTTATTGTATGAAATCTAATGATATAGCTTTAACTCATGAATACCAAGGAAACGAAGAAGAAAATAATCCAAGCTGGGCAAAAAGCAGTTGAGGAACTTATTAAGGTAGCAAAAGAAAAGATTGTTGACTCAGACGACGATGTAAGCGCTGATAGATTAAAGAATGCTGCCGCAACAAAAAAACTAGCTATATTCGATGCTTTTGAAATACTTAATCGTATACAAGTAGAAGAAGATATGCTAAATGAAAAACCTAAAGAAGTTAAAGTAGAAAAAACTTTTAAAGGTTTTGCAGAAGGGAGAAGTAAGTGAGCTACGAACAAACTCTTTGGAAAGAAATTAAGGACATTGTAAATCCTAAGATATTAGCTAAAAACAATAGATTTAAAAAATGGGATTATGGTTATAATTCTGATTATGATTTTATAGTAATAAGTAAAACTGGAAAAATTGGACAAATCATTGAAATACAGAATCTCAGGATTGCTTTACCAGCAACAGATGAACCGTTTAAACGAAGTAAAGAAAAAGCGGAACAACGCTGGGAAAAAGCAGAATATCCAAAAGAGTTAAGTAGAATTAAAAATAGGTTTGACTGGGAAGAATATCCAGCTGAGTTTAAAGAAAAGTGGTACGATTATATAGATGAAGAATTTAAAAGAAGAGAACAAGGTTACTGGTTCTATAATAACGGTACTCCTACTTATATTACTGGTACTCATTACATGTACTTACAATGGTCAAAGATCGACGTTGGAGCACCAGATTACAGAGAAGCAAATAGATTATTCTTTTTATTTTGGGAAGCATGCAAGGCAGATAACAGATGTTACGGCATGTGCTATCTTAAAAACAGACGATCTGGATTTTCATTTATGTCCTCGGCCGAGCTTGTTAACCAAGCAACAATATCTAGTGACTCCAGATTCGGTATATTGTCTAAATCTGGAGCAGATGCTAAAAAAATGTTTACAGATAAAGTTGTACCAATATCCGTTAACTATCCGTTTTTCTTCAAACCGATACAAGACGGTATGGATCGTCCTAAAACAGAACTTGCATACAGAGTTCCAGCTTCAAAGTTTACTAGAAGGAAGCTTGAAAGCAATGAACAATTAAGAGAACTAGACGGGCTTGACACAACTATTGACT